GCAGCAGAACCAGCCTCAGCAGGAACAGCCTCAATCATTGCAGTCTCAAGATAGTCCTCGAAACGTAGACGACTTTCATGCTCAGACTTCAAGTACCAAAGGTATCCTGTAGCACCGTTCTCCGTAGTCACCTCAACCCATCCAATCTGAGCCATATCAGAGCCTGATACAGCGTACTTATCCTTGATGATGATTGGCTTGTTTTCGAAGATTTCATCCTCAGCCTCAAGAGACTCCTGCATTCCGTTAGTGCCTTTTTGGAACTCAGAACCGTATATCATGATTGTTGCCTGAGATACACCTACGCCAGCTCCAGCCTCTGCAAGACCGCCATCTTCATAAAACGCAACATCAAACTGATTTGTTGTATAGTCGATAGGCGAAATGACAACTGCTTTGTTTGATCCAGCTCCACTGTTAAATGATATAAGCACTGTCTGACCAAGTCTCACTGCCATATTTGTTGCTACGTCATTTACCTGAAGTGTAGCTGTAGATGATCCGAGTGTATTTGCAACATCAACACCAACTTCAACGTACTTAGTGTGCAAACGCCCCTGCTCAGCCCATTTGATAAGGTCAGAGTTAGATGGCATCTCAGCACCTACCATACGTAGGAATGATGCAACGCTTCGGTTTCCGTAACGCTCGAATTCCTTCTCGTAAGTATCAGGAAGATACTGATTCAAGAAGTCGAAATCTGTGATGTAGTTAGTTGCAAGCGGCACCTGATTGGCAGATGGCTGCAACTGAAATGATGGTGATGGGTTTAAAGCCATGTTTTTGTTTTTTTAAAGGTTTATGTTCTGTTACTTCTGATCTTCAAACCTCGACCTGAGTCTTGGTTCACTGATCGCACTTGCATTCCCCCTTTCTTAGTAATCTCTGGCGCTCTGCGGGTGTCCATGTCAATATTTTTAGACCGCTTCGCCATGCCATCGACCGCTGCTGCCTGCCCTTGCTCATAAAAGAACTTGGCAAACTTTTCAGGGTTCATTGCTACCGAAAGAGCCTTGTGGTATCCCGCCGCATCCTTTAGCAGACCATCCTCTCCAATGTACTTGTTAATAAAGTTAAATGGAGATTGCTGACTACTTTTAAGCTCTGCCGCATCCGCTGGTTTGAAGGTGATTCTCTCGTCATTGACATTGAACTCAAAACCTTTGAATTCGTCACTGAAGAGTTCGTCAGTCTTCTTGCTGAACCATTCTCTTTTTTTCTGGTTCTCAGCTTCGATACTTTCAGCCTCTTTCATTTTATCCCGATAAGACCGCAACTCTTCATCGTACTTTGCATCGGCAGGCTCCTTGCTTGACTCAAGCGGAACCTTGTACGCCTCCTGCTGTTCCTTAAAGAACTTTTTGGCCTTAGTGAGTTCTCGTTTTTTGGCTAACTTCTGCTTCTTTACAAGCGAATCATCGTCAAGGTCTTCATCGTACCCGAACTTTGAGTCGATAAGGTCTTTGATGTCATCATCATCCAACCCTTCTTCCGTTTGCTTGTAGTAATCCCTCAGCAACAGGTCAGAGTCCATCTGATCGTAGTCTTTGTTCAACTTCATGAAGTCGTCCATACCACGCCCAGTCTCTTTCTTGTATTTGAAGAAAGCCTCGACATCCTCTGGTAGTTCAGTGGATGCCTCCCTCTCGGCAAAGAGTTCATCAAGTGAGTTTATCTCCTTGCCGTATCGGTTTTTAATATGTGAAAGAACGTCTTCGTCTTTTATACTTAACTCCTGCTTTTCAACAGGATCTTCACTCTTAATAACAGGAGCCTCCTCCTGATTCATTTGCTGCTCATGTTTTTCGAGAAGCGCCTTCTCTACTTCTTGAACAGACTTTGATTCTACCTCTCCGAGGTCTCTTACCTTAAATTCAGCCATTTGATTTGATTTTGTGCAAAGTTATTGATTTATTTTTTATCGAGGAGAGAACTCGGCAAGGTCGAAACCATCTAAGCTGTCCTCGTTCGATTCAAAGCTCATTGGAGGCAGGTTGTTCTTTCGCTGCTCTATAAGCTTTGACTGCTGTGTGTTCTGCTTATCTATTCGCTTTCCCTTTGCCTCCTCTTTCATGTCCTCACGCTGCTTGAGCTGCTCTTGGGTCATGCCCTGTAGCTGCATGTTCATCTCGAACTCACGCTCCATCAACATAAGCTTGTATTTGGCCTCGGCATCAAGTCTCTGTACGCTGAGATCTGTTTTAAGCTGCTCAAGTTGCATCTTCGCCTGCGCCTCAAGTTGTATCTTCTGTTGAGCCGTCTGTGCTGCCATCTGCTGCGCCTGCATCTGTGTCTGCGCCTGCATCTGCTGCATCTGCATGGCCTGTTGCTGGTCGGACTCTTGTTTCTTCTTGCGTTTAAGCTTAAGTAATTGGTTTGCAAGTTTTATGTTTTTCACCTCCCTGATGTCAATTGCATCCTCAAGGTTGATGTCCTGCTTGGATAATGCCATCTGAATATTAGCCTCAAGCTGAGCCTTTTGCTCTTCGTCTGGTGAAAGCTCTATGAATATGCCAAAGTCGTGTAGGTACAGGTCTTTTATTTGGTCGAGCGTATTTACATTGTACTTTCCGATCTGATTCAAGAACTCCTCCTTGAAGTCAGAGTACTCAAGTATATCAGCTACCCTATAAGATAGCGCCTCGGATATTCTCCTTAGCATGAATAGACTTGATTCAAGGATGTGTCTTGTGGCCGTGTTTGAACTCATTGCCGCAAGTTTCTGAACACCTACCAACGCGTCAGGATTAGGCGTTGACCCGTCCCTTGCCTCGTTAAGACCAGTTACCGCCCTGATCATGTCAAGGTAGTGGTTGTAGTTTGCTATTAGTAATTGCATCTTAGACGCACTACCAGTAGAGTTTATCGGTTGAATTGGAACCCTTGCATTATTGAACTCACCATCCTGTGTGTAGCTTCTTCCTACGACACTACCAGTCTGGAAGTATAGCCTAAGCGCATCCTCTGGGTTGTATGCGTTTCCTGTTCCAAGGTCAACCTCGTTAAGTCCATCAGCGTCAATGAATACACCATCTGGAACCATGCGAGCAATAATCTGCTGCATCTTTAGGTGTGTTACCTGAATCAGGTCTACGAATGGTATCATTCTCCTTACAAGAGACTCAATAACGCCCTTATACATCCTTGGCGCACATGCAACATAGTTAGGCATAGCGTGCTGGCTTGCTGACTTTGGTCGAACCATGTTTTTTGCAAGCTCCCATTTCAGTACAATATTAGTACCCATTACCATGATACCGTCATACCACACCTCGATGGTCTTCTCAACCCTCTCGAAGTTGCCTTCGTCCATCATCTCCTGTGGCGGGTTGAACTCATCGTCCTTCTCTATTACACGAGCGCCACCGCTCTCAAGCATCTTCTTCTTGTATACGAACTTCTTTGTCGTCTTATAGTTGAAGAATAGAAGCGTGCATGTATCCCTATAGAACATGTCGTTCTCATAGAACTGAGATACGTTATAGTAATTATTCCAGCTCTGACTGTACTTGGAAATGGTCTCCATATCCTCGTTTGTGAGGTCTGGGTCTATCTTTATAAGCTCGGTCATTGGGAGGGTCTTTATCTCTCCCCAATAGAAACAGTCCTTGAAGTACGGGTCTTCGGTATAGCTATAGACCACGTTTGCTGGATCTACGTAATCAATAACAACGCCAGCCCCTTTCTTAAACTCATGCTTTGCGACTGATATACCAAGAACCATTTGATCATAGTCAATCCTCTTTCTTATGTCCTGATACCTGTTCTCTTCAAGAATCGTGTTGATAGCAATCTCCTCAGCTATCTCAATAGCTGGTTTGTAGTTAAGTTGCATATACAATGAAAGTTCCTCGTCATTGTCGGGAACGTCATCTGGATTCATTGTAAATGGATTTATACCAAACTCAGATTGCACAAGCTTGAACACGTCTTTCCCAGCCATTTGGGTCTCTATGTTCTCTTGGAACTGATTTCTTTTTTCTGACGATAATGCATCCTGAGCATAGGTCTTCACCTCAAATAACCTATCGGTCATACCGTTGACGACAATGTCAACGAACTTTGGTAGGATAGGCACTGGTGTCCAGTCAAGGTTCAGATACGATAGGTCTCCATCAATGGCAAGCTCATTCTTGTACTTGTGCACGGACTGTTCGCCCCTTGCGTACAGACGCATCTTATGGAACTCTCTGAACTGGTCGTAGTACCTACAGCCGTTCCCGTCCTTCTTGAACCACTCATATTGTATGGCCTGCCCAACCATAAGGCCGTAACCCAAACTCTCCTTCTCCTTGTCTGTTGCAAACTGGTCGGGAAATCCCGCAGCGGAAACATTTACTGTTACTTCCTCCATTTATATATGCTTCCAAGTTTTTCTTAGCGATATTTTTGACACAGAAGACATGGTTGTATTGAACATTTCAGATATCTCTTTTAAGGTCAATCCGTCTTTTCTTAATTGTCTTATCTTAATAACGTCTTCTATAGATACCTTCCCTTTAGACTCAGCCATTTTAGCTATAGAATCATCAGAAAACACTCTGTTTTTGCCTTTTTCAGAAAGCTTTCTTAAATGCTCTTTTGATCTTGGAGGTTTTTTCTTTCCCGTCATTGATTTCGAGATTTTTAACCTCGTCTCTTCGGAATGCATTTTCCTCCCATTTCTGGTTTCCGACATTTTTCTTCTTGCCTCTTTAGTTGGTATACAACCAAAGGCTCCTTCCCCTCCATCTGTTAAATTACACAAAGTTCCACGTCCCAAATCACTCCTGCCGTAAATAGATATAAATTCAATTTCTTTTTTCTTGGCCTCTTCTAAATCAATTTCGTCAAAAAGAATATCAACTCTATATTCTGTATTGTTGACTATTCCTTCCCAATGGTTATTCCTATAAAGCTTCGAATTTGCTCTTTTATAGTCTGAATCACTACTTATGCCAATATAGAATGGCTCATTCTTATCAAGTCTCACATGTCTATATACGTAAGCCATCTATCTGTTTAATCTACTGGTCAATCCATCATTACTGTACTTTGCAAAGTTAATGCTTATTTTTGACTGAACTTTCTGTGGTGTGTACAGGTTCTTCTGATTCGCCATTATGGCAAGACCTGAGCTGATTGAAGCATCAAACTTTGTCCTTGCGTTTATATCAAACCTTGCCCAGTCCTCAAGTGTTCTGTTGAATGGCATTGACCCCATCTCGTCAGGGTCTCTGAACGTACCCTCCAAGTCCATTCCGACATACTTCTCAATGTACGACTCAATTGCCGCAGCGTGGGACTGCTTCACATCCTCGCTCGTATTGGGGATGCCTCCAAGCTCTTTTTCCGTTGTAGATAACTTCATAGCTGGCTTGTCTGGCCTGTTCATTGAGTATCCCCTATACCCCCTATTCTTCAGGTGATACAATAACCTTGGTTTATTGTTCTCGGCAAGTATAGGCATACCGTAGAACACAAGCGCCATTAGAACCTCTTCAAAGAATATCTCAGCCGTCTGCGGCCTTGCTATGTACTGCAAGAAGAACTCGTTGCTAGGAGCGTCATCCATGTTGAACTTTGTAAGCCCGTGTAGCGCACCGTTAGATCCTCCACCGCCTACAGTACCAGATATGTCGTATGAGTCACATCCGAACGAGCCTATGTGTTCATTTGCTGGATACTTCCTTCCATTACGCATCTCGTATCTGTTCTGCATATTTGCAGGAGGTATCCACGACACCAAGAACCTACCATTCTTGTCTGGTGTCCATATCACCTTCGTGTCCTTTATACCATTCTCCCAATGGAATCGACCCCTTGTCAGATGGTGTTCTTTTATCATGTTGTCGTTGTAGTCTATCTGCTGGTATATCTTGGTAAGATTGAAC